CTACTAGGCTCTATGCAAGGATTATCAGAAGAAGATATAGTTTCTAAGATACAAGAAATTGCTCCTAACTACAGAAATAACGAAGCTATGGTTTCGGAAAACGAGAGCTACAATGAAATAGTAGAAATTATAGGGGAAGAAGTTTACAATAAATTTCATCCTGAAATATTTGAATATCTTAGAGACGATGTAGAGGCTAATCTACGTTATGTTATACAAGGTAGACCCCTAAATAGATACAATCCTAATGGCAAGACAGTTATTTCAGAAATACCTACTGTTTCAGATAGTACGCCTAGGAGAACATTGTCAGAAGTGTGTGATATTAGCGCAAGCAATATCTTGGAGCTATCTAATAGCAAGACTATATTCCTAATGTGGTCAGGTGGTATCGATTCTACCTTGGCGTTATACTGTATTAGCGAGTTAGGAATGCCTTTTAATATAGTTATGGATAATAATTCCGAATTAGAATATCCTTCGTTAGCTGAAAGCATTAGAGATGGCTCGTTTAATTCAAATATTCAGGCGGTGGTATATTCCCCAACGGTGAGTGAATACAAAGCGTTAATTTCTGATACTAGCAATGTCTTTGTGACAGGCGGAAACGGAGACGAAGTTTTAGGCGGTGATAATACTTGTGTAGGTGAAGTAGAACACGCTGATGAGTATTACGGCTTATATGTTCCTCAAGATATTCAAGATTATACTGATGAGTATGTGAGTAGATTGGTTGGAGATATGTCTGAAATGACTGTATGTGAGTGGAGATGGTCGATAAACTTTATTTACAAGTATCAACAATCACAAACCTCCCCTATGTTTATGCTAGGATTAGGTGGCATCCCTGAGATTAACAACTGCTATGCTTTTTATGATATTATTGAATTTCAAGAATGGGCGGTAATTAACTACAAGTATTTATGTACGAGTAAAAACAAACAAGAGGCTAAAGAGCTGATAGTTAGTAAGGGAGGAGACGCATCGTATCTTGAAAAAGGTAAGGTTTGCTCTATGAAATCAACGAGGTATATAAGAGATAAGGATTTTTGGTAATGGATTTATTAAGATTAAAGACTAAGTTCTATGAGAGACTTAGTAGAACTTTCGCAAAGACGGTAACGTGGAGAGCGATGATGATGATTACGAATAGTACTATTGGTTGGTACGTCACTGGAGATATTATAAAAGGATTGCAGGTTGGCTTGATTGCTTTAGTTATCAACTCAACTTTATATGTGTTCCATGAGCGCTTTTGGAATAGAAGCGATTGGGCTAAAGAAAAGAATACCGCTGATGGTATTCGTACATTATAGGAAGAGACTATGAAAACAATTAAGTGGGTGATTGCACATGAGCCAATCGATTTATTTTTACGCGCAGCTAACAAGTTTTCTGAAGATATTAATAGCAAGTCTAATGATTTCAACTTAGAGATTATGACCCTTCCAGAATACTCTACTAAATATAATAACGGTGTTAAGGTTGATAAAAACGGATTACTTGCTGCAATGGAATCGGGCGATGTCCAGATGTCACAAATGTTTACAACTACCCTAGGTAAGAACCATAATAAAGATATGTGGGCGTTAGATATGCCTTTCTTGTTTAGAGACCATGACCATGCCACACGCGTGTTCGAAGGTGAAATTGGCAAGAAGATGTTGAATGACTTGGCTTCTGAAAGCAATATAAAAGGTCTAGCGTTTACTTACTCAGGTGGCTTTAGAATGTTACCGTCTGACAGAGATGTATTTTCTATTGAAGACCTCAAGGGTATGAGAGTTCGAGTTCACGAGCAGTCACCTATTTCATCAGAGACTTTTGAAGCAGTAGGCGCAATTCCCGTTCCTTTAGCTCTTGAAGAGATTAATGAGGGTGTCGATAAGAACTTGATTGATGCAGGTGAAAGTACATATCCTAGATATTACTCTCTAAAACAGAATGAAGCTTTGCCTACAATCAACGATACACAGCATAGTCTATTCTTAACTTCTATCTTAATTGGAAAGGGGTTTTGGGATAGCATGGATGTAGATACTCAAGACATTGTTCAATCAGCAGCGTTAAAGGCAGCTGATTCAGAACGTAAAGAGTCTATTGCAGATATTCAACGAGTGGCTGACCAATGTGCTGAAGATGGCATTAATATTATCCACATGGCTGACTATGAGAAAGATAGATTCCAACAAGCTACAGCATATATGTATAGCAAGTTTGAAGACCTATTTACACCTAACCTGTTAAATAAAATAAAGGCAGCCTAGTATGAGTAATTTATTGAAAGTATTAGTTACCGGGGCTATTGCGCTAGTTATAACAGCCGTAGTTATTGCGTTGAGTGCTTAATCTAATATGGAAGCTACAGAGATAGTACTAACTTTAGTTAGTATGATAGTTGGTGGAACAGGGTTAATCGTTAAGTCAGTAATGAAAGATATTAAAGATTTAGAGGCTAATATGACTAGTTGCCAGATAGGACTCCACAAAGACTTTATTCATAGAGATGAGTTTAGCCATCAAATTGATAAGATTGAGAAGATGTTTGACCAGATTTACACCCTTCTTAGAGAAAGTTCGAAAGAAAAATGACTCCTATCTACGCGATAGTGTTGATTCCTGATTGTTGGCTCTTCGTAGGTACTTTTTTAACTTGTTCATAACTCAGGAGGAGAAATGGCTAGAACAGCACAAGGTATGAGAGATAGTAAAGGTAGGTACGTGAAGATAACTATTCTTAATAAGATTAGGTACTTATGTAATATCATCAGCTCGAAGCTTGAGAAGTGGACTAGAAGTGTGGAGAAGTAGCTTACTACTAGTGTTACTTCTGTCTAGCTGTAGCTCCCTAGAGTTTAGGAACATAGCTAAGACAGGTATTACTACAGGAGTAGCTTATGTAATTGCAGGACCTATACCTGCGGTTGCTAACCTAGCTACCTCTATGGCTTACGATGAATTGATACCTGATAGTCCTCAGATTGCTGATATAAAGACTAAAGAACAAGCGGCAGTACATATTGCCACTGAATGGGGAATGACAGCCTTATACGCATTTATAGCTTATATGGTGATAACACTGATTGCTGTACCCTTTATTAGAAGATGGGGTTACAATGATGCCAAAGCTAAATACGGTAGACGTAAAGATGATGAATAAGTGTAGTGTGGTATTTGTAATAGGAATGGTAGTAGCTACAGCTAGTTACGCTTTCTTTGGCGATTGGATGCAACAAGGAATGGCAATGCCAAAGCAGATGATGCAGCTGACACAGCCACAGTCACCTCTAATATGTGATTGTAACTGTAAGAATTAAACATAAGTAGTTGATATGACTACATAAATAGTATTATAATGTAACTAAACGGAGAATCCTATGACCTTTAGAGAAGCAATTAACGAAGTGCTAATCAGGTTGAGAGAGGAAACCATTGCTACCGATTGGTCGGGTAATATCAATGATTCATCAACAGTAACTGACTATCAAAAGGTTATTGGCTCACTGATTAACGACTCGAAGCAATTCGTAGAGTCTAACCATGACTGGTTGTCTTTAAGAGAGACCTTCACTATTACTACTGCCTCAGGTACGATGCAATACATCTTAGGTGATGCTACGTCTGGAGCTGGGACTAACTTTAAAGTGTTAGATGTTATCAATAGAGACACTGGTCAACACTTATCCCAAGTAAACAATGAGTGGCTTAATGCCAAGTCTTTCCCTATTGCAAATATAGCAACTGGAGAACCTCTCCACTATGCAATGAACGGCAGCTCTACTGTTGTAGTTACTAGAGTACCTGATATGAATGTTGATTTATATCCTGTACCTACGTCAGTGCAAAGTGTTAACTTAAACATTATCAAGACTCAAGGTCAGTCTAAGACTGCTACTGATGTTATTAAAGTACCTATCCAGCCTGTTGTACTAGGTGCATGGGCTAGAGCTATTGCTGAGCGTGGTGAAGACGGTGGCTCTCAATCAGGATTAGTAGCACAAGAAGCTATTGAAGCTATGAAGCAAGCTATTATGATTGATAGTGGTAATGCTAAGTTTGAGAATGACTGGTATGTTAACTAATGGCTAAGCAGCTATCCTATAAGCCGTTAGATAACATTGGTATTGATGGACTTAATACTCAAGCTAATCCTTCTACATTATCTCCATCTTGGCTGGCTAAGGCTGAGAATATCGTACTTAGAGAGTCAGGGCGTATTTCATTCCGTAAAGGGCTGAAGCAGCTTGTATTAAAAGCAACTGCTAAAGTAGGTTCCGTTGCTGAGCATAAGGACGGGGTTAACTTTAAGATATTCGCAGGTGTAGGTTCTACTATATATACTGTTGACTTCTCTACACCTGATGCTCCTTGGACTAACGCTTTTAATCCTACTGGTGCTACTGGTGCGGACTGGGAGTTTGTAGACTTTAATAGAAGAGCCTTCGGATTTCAAGCTGGACATAAGCCAGTTAGGTATTCATCTGGAACTTGGTCTTTAATTGAGAACGTATCTGGATATACATCCCCTACTGGTATAACTACCTTTAATCCTAGTTGTGGTATGGGGTACTACGGTAGACTTTGGGTTGGAGGTGTAGCTGAATCTAAAGATGTAGTATATTACTCTGACACCTTGCTAGGTCATAAGTGGAGTACAGGTTCAGGACTGGCTGGTGTTATAGATTTAAAGACTGTATGGGGTAATGATGAGATTGTAGCTATCGCGCCCTTTTATGGTAAGTTAGTAATCTTCGGTAAGCATAACATTGTCTTGTATAACAATCCTACAGACCCTAGTAATATGTCCTTAGATGAAGTTATCAGAGGCATAGGCTGTGCTTCAAGAGACTCGGTTATAGCTGTAGGTGATGATTTATTATTCTTATCTGATACTGGACTACGTTCTTTAAATAGAACAACTCAGTTAGATAAAGTTCCTTTACAAGAGTTCTCTATTAATATTAAAGATACTCTGATTAGAAACATCTCTCAAAGCTCTAATGTTAAGTCTGTTTATATTCAGAATGAAGGTATCTATGCCTTATCCTTCGTGGACTTAGGCATAACTTATGTATTTGATACTAAGCATAACACTCCTAATGGCGCACCTAGAGTTACTACTTGGTCATTTGACTCAGATAGACACCCGACTAGTTTAGTTTATACCGAGTCCAGGGGTTTACTAGCAGGTCAGAAAGATGGAGGAGTCTCTATCTACGAAGGTTACTTTGACAAAGTATATGTTAGTGGTGGTACTCATACAGCTCATACATACACAGGTTTGTTTAAAACAATCTGGATTAACTTAGGTGACTCTGTTGCTGCTTCATTATTAAAGAAGTTAAAGGCTGTTATCAGCGGTGGCTCAGGTACTAATGTAAGTGTAAGATGGTATAAAGACTTCAGTCAAACACCTTCCAAGACATCTACTTTACTGCTAAATCCTACAACAGCTGGTGGTGTATCTTTATTTGGAGCTAGTACTTCTTTATATGGAGCATCTAAATATACTCCTATATTTGGATTAAAAGAATACAATATCCCACTAACAGGTAGTGCTAAACATCTTCAAATTGAAATGAGTGCGGAAACTAATGGTTATGTAGCCTCATTACAGGACATGACTTTATTATATAAACAAGGGAAAATACGATGAGTAACTACACAATAACAGTACCTTGGTCGGGTAAGGATGCTTTATCAGATTCAGACCCAGCTAAAGTAATATCAGGTGCTGACTTTAATACAGAGTTCACTGCTGTTCAGACAGCTGTTAATACAAAAGCAGAGTTAAATGGTTCAGCTACAGAGTCTTTCAGTGCTACTAAAGCTCCTGTAAATACAGACACCACTCAAGTGGCTACTACCTCTTTTGTTAAGACTGCTGTTTCAGGTACATTAGGCAGTTTAGGTATTAATTCTACAGTAGCTGAGTTAAATAAACTTGATGGCTTCACAGGTACGGTTTCAGACCTTAACTACGCTAAAGACTTAAACGCTACAGGCGTAACTGTTGCAGAGCTTGATAAGTTAGATGGCTTCACAGGTACTAAAGATGACCTAAACTATGCCAAAGACTTGAGAGCTACAGGTGTTACTACTACGGAACTAGATTACTGTGATGGTGTAACCTCTAGTATTCAAACACAGTTAAACGGCAGAGCTACTGATGGTGAGTTATCTTCTCATGCAGGATTACGTTCTAGCTCTACTGTATTTGGTCACGCTAAGATATGGGTATCAGGCACTACATTAAACATCACTACTAGCTAATGAATATAAACATTAACAGCTCTGCTACAGACATCACACAGGTAACTGTTGATGGTAACACTGATATTCAGAAGGTGAACGTTAATGGTACTGATGTATGGTTTAAAGCACCTACAGCAACTGAAGCTGCCCAAGGTTTGTACGATAATTGGAACTTGTTCATTAGAGGTCAGTGGGGTACAAGCACCTCTAGTCTAGGGTCTCTTA